ATTATTCTGCATTTACGATTTGTGATACAACAACATTTCCATATCGTCTTGTAGCAAAATACAGGAATAACCAGATCAAACCGATGTTATTCCCAAGTATCATCAAAGATCTTGCAGTTGCTTATAATAAAGCATATATTCTTGTAGAAGTTAATGATGTTGGAGAACAAGTGGGACAGATTCTTCACATGGATTTGGAATATGATAATGTACTTATGTGTACTATGAGAGGTCGTGCAGGTCAATTAGTTGGCCAGGGATTTTCTGGAAAGAAATCTCAGATGGGAGTTAAGATGTCCAAGAATGTCAAAAAGATTGGATGTATGAATCTTAAGGCATTAATTGAGTCAGACAAACTTGTTATTAAAGATTATGATACTATTAGTGAATTAACAACTTTTGTTCAAAAGTCAAACTCTTTTGAAGCGGAAGATGGTTGTAATGATGACCTTGCAATGTGTCTGGTCATTTTCTCTTGGTTGATTATGCAACCATACTTCAAAGAAATGACGGACAATGATGTTCGTAAAAGATTGTATGAGGAACAGAAGAACCAGATTGAACAGGACATGGCTCCATTTGGGTTTATTTCTGATGGTTTAGATGGTGGTGAAAGCTTTGTGGACGAAGATGGAGATCGTTGGCATATTGATGAGTATGGTGATAGATCTTTTATGTGGGATTATAGATGATGGACTTTGATGATCAGTTTGAATTAGAACACTTATTTCTCACTGAACGAAAATGTAGAGTTTGCGGAAAAACAAAAGATTTATTGGATGGATTTTATTTAACACGCAAAGGAAGGGGAGACATTCCATCTGCGTATTCCTATGAATGTAAAATTTGTACAATAGAAAGAATTAAATCTTTAAGAAAACTAAAAACTAAATTGGGAAAGTGGGAATATCCTGACTGGTAAAATGTTCATTGGCGGTTTCCCCAATGTAAAGTTAGCAAATAATAAATATTTGTAGTCAAGTTGATCTTCTTCAGAGGAAAAGAGACATGTCGCTAAACTTAGTATCACCCGGAGTTAAAGTTAGAGAAATTGATCTAACTTTGGGAAGAATTGATGCAGTAAATGATCAAGTAGGGGCTATTGCTGCACCATTCGCAAAAGGGCCCGTAGGAACGCCCGTTTTAGTAGAAACAGAACAAGATTTACTACAAACTTTTGGAAAGCCATCTAGTAATGATGGTCAATATGAATCTTGGTTAACTGCTTCTTCTTTCTTGTCTTATGGTGGTGTTCTTAGAGTCGTTAGGTTAGACTCAACCAACCTTGTTAATGCTCATGCGCCGGTGTCTTCACCTGTTACTTTGAAAATAACTTCACAAGAAGATTTTATTGATAACCATCAAACAGATTCTAACTGGATTTTCGCTGCTAGAGATCCAGGATCTTGGGGAAATGGTTTAAAAGTATGTACTATAGACGCTGCTGCAGATTATAGAGTTGCGATTGGAACCTTTGGAATTCAAGTTGGATATGCTTTTACAGTAGGCGTTGGTACAAATTACGCGACTTCAAATGGAAGCGTAGAATTTTTTGAGGGTTATATAAAAGGTTTGGTTACAAAAGTAAATGTCAACAGCATTGATGTTAAAGTTGTAAGTAGATACGATAACAATACAGGCACTTTTACAAATGTTGATCCAAGTCAGGCTGGATTATCAATTAATGCTATTCCTGGCGGAGATTCTCCTCTAGGTGCATATTATCAAGTATTTGATAATGTTGGCACTGCAAGTTCACTAGAGAAGTTTAGATTACCTAATGCTGGCACTGTTGGTGTTGGTCAAACAGTTATTGCAATTTCTGGTGGATTAGGTTTAGCTGGTATTGCAGCTGGTGATTTAATTCAAACATTAAATAGTGCATATCAAACAAGAGTAGTTTCAGTAGGATCTACAAATATTGTGGTTTCTTCTGCATCTCCAGTTTCTTTTGCTTCTACAACTTTTGTTATTACTTATACTAGAAGTGCAGGTGATGGAACCCTAGACAAAGGTGAAGGATTGTTAGCTTCTGCGCTTAACACATCTAAGGATTGGTATTCACAACAAACTTTAGGACTATCAAATGCTACAGTATATTGGGAAAGCATCGCTCCTAAACCAGGAACTTCTTCTTATGCTGCTGAAAGATCTTCATTTAATGATGAAGTTCACGTAGTCGTAGTCGATGATGATGGATCGGTAAGTGGAGTAGCTGGAAACATTTTAGAAAAATATTTAAATCTATCTAAAGCTTCTGATGCTAGAATTTCACCATCAGAAAATATTTACTACAAATCATATATTTCAAACAATTCAAGATATATTTACGCTGGAACACAACCAAGTATTCAAGGTGCCAAATTTACAACTTCTTCTGGATACACGCCAACTAGTGGTGGTTTAATATCTTGGGGACAACAGGCTAGTGGAATCAACTTTGGAGTTGTTGGAGCGACATCATTTGACTTTGCTTCTGGATATGATTATTCTTCAGCTTCTGGTGGATATGATATTGCTCTCTCAGATGTTCTAAATGGGTATGAAGTATTCAGAAATCCATCTGAAATTTCATTAAATTTCTTAATCTGCGGATCTAGTGGTGGAGATACCATTTATGAGTCCCAAGCAAAAGCAAATAGACTAATTGACATAGCAGAATCAAGAAAAGATTGTGTTGCGACAATATCTCCACATAGATCTGGAGTAATTGGAGTTACTAATTCTGATACTCAAACATCAAATGTTGTTACATTCTATGATTCTATTAGTTCAAGTTCTTATGCAGTATTTGATTCTGGTTATAAGTACATGTTCGATAGATTCAATAATGAATTTAGATATGTTCCTTTGAATGGGGATATCGCTGGAATTATGGCTAGAACATCCATTAACAATTATCCTTGGTTCTCCCCTGCTGGAGCACAAAGAGGTGTAATTAATAATGCGATTAAACTTGCATATAATCCATCACAAGCTCAAAGAGATATTCTTTATCCAAATAGAATTAATCCTGTTATCTTCTCACCAGGAGCTGGAATCATTTTATTTGGAGATAGAACGGGACTAGCTAGAGCATCTGCTTTTGATAGAATTAACGTTCGTCGTTTATTCTTAACTATTGAGCAAACTATTGAAACAGCAGCCAGAGCTCAATTATTTGAGTTCAATGATGTAATTACTAGAACTAATTTCTTAAATATTATTGAACCATACCTCCGTGATGTTAAGGCAAAAAGAGGTATTACAGACTTCCTTGTAGTTTGTGATGAATCCAATAACACTCCAGATGTTATTGATGCAAATCAATTTAGGGCTGATATTTTCGTAAAACCAGCAAGATCAATTAATTATATTGGTCTAACCTTCGTTGCTAACAGAACTGGAGTTAGCTTTGAAGAAGTTGTTGGAACTGTTTAATTATTTAAAATATAATTCTCAGAAGAGGTAACCCACGATGTCATTCTCAAATACCCCAACATTCAATTCCAGAACTATAGAAGATTTTAAAGCAAGAATGATTGGGGGTGGTGCCCGCCCCAATCTATTTGAATGTGAAATTGCTTTTCCACCTTTTGCTACTGCTGGTACAAGTTCATCCACCAATGACACCTCAAGAGGTGTCTCTGAGTTAACAAGATTTATGATTAAAGCTGCAAATCTACCTGCATCTAATGTAGGTGTCATTGAAGTTCCTTTTAGAGGAAGGAATTTAAAAATTGCAGGTGATAGAACATTTGATGTTTGGACCATTACGGTAATCAATGACGTAGATTTTACAATTAGAACAGCTTTTGAAAAGTGGATGAATGCAATTAATAAGCATGATGACAATTCTGGTTTAATAAATCCTGCACAGTATCAAAGAAATGCAATTGTAAAACAATTCGGCAGATCTTCACTTTCATCAGCTAGTTCAAATATTGTAAATCCTACTTTGACTACTTCTGGTGATCAATTACCAGTTTTAAAGGCATATAAGTTTTATGGAATTTTCCCAACTGCAGTAAGTGCGATTGATCTTTCATATGATTCTTCAGATACTATTGAAGAGTTTACTGTAGATCTTCAAGTACAATGGTGGGATGCCCTTGATGCTAATGCAAATAGTCAGTTAGGAACCACAGAACTTGAAGGCGGTGGGCAGGTAGGATAATAAATAGTACAAATAGAGTTACTACTTGAATAATGCCTAAATTATTTGGTTTCAAAATCCAAGACTCGGAGGACGATAGATTAAAAAAATCTATCGTCTCTCCTGTTCCGGAGAATCAAGAAGATTCTTCGGATTTTTATGTTGCGAGTGGATTTTATGGACAATACGTTGATATTGAAGGAGTCTATAAATCCGAGTATGATTTAATCAAGAGATATCGTGAAATGGCTATTCACCCAGAAGTGGATAGTGCTATTGAAGATATTATTAATGAAGCTATTGTCTCTGATCAAAATGATTCACCCGTTCAAATCGATCTCCAAAATGTACCGGCTTCAGACAGACTTAAAGAGATAATCAGACAAGAATTTAAATATATCAAAGAACTTTTAGATTTTGATAAAAGATGTCATGAGATTCTAAGAAATTGGTATGTCGATGGTAGAATTTATTATCACAAAGTTATTGATTTAGAAAAACCTGAAGAAGGGATCAAAGAAGTAAGATACATTGATCCCATGAAAATTAAACTTGTCAGAAAAATTAAAAAAGATGGTAAACATGTATTGAATCCATCTTTTTCGGTTACTGATGGAAAAGCTGCAAATGGGAATATGTCAACTCCCGAAGTTGAGGAGTTTTTTGAATATGATCCAAATATTAGAGGTACTGGTGCAGGTCAAGCGACTAGTAACTTTAAAAGTGCAATTGGCGGTGCTGCAAGAATTTCAAAAGATGCAGTTACTTATGTTCATTCTGGTTTAGTAGACAGAAACAAACAAGTAGTTCTTTCATATCTTCACAAAGCAATCAAAGCACTCAATCAACTTAGAATGATTGAAGATAGTCTTGTAATTTATAGATTATCTCGTGCTCCAGAACGTCGTATTTTCTATATTGATGTAGGCAATCTTCCCAAGATCAAAGCAGAACAATATCTTCGTGATGTTATGACTCGTTATCGTAACAAACTTGTTTACGATGCAAACACTGGAGAAATTCGTGATGATAAGAGAATGATGTCAATGCTTGAAGATTTCTGGTTACCTCGCCGCGAAGGAGGTAGAGGAACAGAAATCACCACACTTCCTGGTGGACAAAATCTTGGAGAACTCACTGATGTTGAGTATTTCCAGAAAAAACTCTATAGAGCACTTGGAGTTCCAGAGTCTCGTTTAAGTGGAAGTGGAGGATTTAATCTTGGTAGATCTTCAGAAATTTTAAGGGATGAAATTAAATTCACTAAGTTTGTAGGAAGAATGAGAAAAAGATTTTCTCATCTTTTCATGGATATGCTGAGAACTCAACTTCTTCTCAAAAATATTGTTACTACAGAAGATTGGAAAGTTCTTTCAGATCATATTCAATTTGATTTTGTTTACGATAATCATTTTGCAGAACTCAAAGAAGCTGAACTTATTCAAAATAGGTTAAATGTTCTTGTTGCAGCCGAACCTTATATTGGTAAGTATTTCTCAGTTGATTATGTAAGAAGAAACATCCTAAAACAGACTGATGCTGAGATCGTTGAAATTGATATGCAAATAGGTTCTGAACAAGCAGCGGGAATAATTCCACCACCAATAGATCCAATGACCGGTCTTCCTGTGGGTCAAGAACCACCACCAGTAGATCAAGGTGCAATGGGAGAAGTTCCTATGAATCCAGAAGCTTCTACAGGAGCTGTTGAAATGCCGCCGACTGAAGAGGCTCCAAAACTTCAGATGCCTAAAGGTGGCAGAATCTAATAAATAAATTTAAGTAAACACTGAACTTTTAAAAATGGATGATCTTATTGACATGATGGTTTCTAATCAATC